AGGTATTGTGATTGATAAATACAATTTAGTTTACCCTTTCCAAGTATCTGAGAATACATTAGAAATGTGGAGATCAAAATTTAATTCTGTGATTGAAATTGCCAAATGGCATTATGTACAGAAAAGATATGATCTTCCATATGATCTAGCAGTTGGTAATGTAAAATTGTAATTATGAACATGTATACGCTTTATAGTAAGTATTTTCAAAAATCCAAGGTGTTTATATATCCGCTACTTGGAATAAAAAGAGGGAATAATGTTGTGCCTCATGAGACTTATATAAGTTGGAATGACACATTTGCTCCCGAGGATATGAGATTAGTATGTTTATACCATAGACGTGATGATCAAGAGTATGAATATTTTGAAAGGACTACATTAAAACACCCTAGATTGTGTGATTATATTAAAGTCAGTGAAAAAATAGATTTATATACTTTTGATTTTTCGGATTTAGGTGATGATTGGGATTGTTTTATAGGCGGTAAATATAGTATGATGAGTATGAGTGTAAAGCGAAAGATTATTGATTTCTTTGATAAAAAAGGTGGGAACTATGTTTATATTCAGAGTTATTTATATCCCCATAAGTGGTATGATAGATATGCTGAATTATTAAATGTAGATATAGAACTTTTAAAAGAAGTTGGTGAACTCTGCGATAAACCAGATTTAATAAAAGAAAAGTTAATTATGTCAACAGCAAATTTGGAAAACATAAAAATTCTAGATTAATTTGTATCAAATTTAAAAAACTAACAAAAAATGAGTGAACCAACAATGATGCTTGTCCAAGCAACTTGGAATGACAAGCAAACTTTTAGAATGATCCCTTTAGCGGATTCATGTCCTTATGTAGAATGTATCTTTGATCCAGATACAAAAGTCTTTGTAATAATTTCTAAAGTAAGCAAACAGGCTTTGCATATGTTACCTAAATTAGATGACAATGGTGATCCAATTTCAGTTAAACATGCAAGACCTAATGGTAGAACTTTTAGAGAAGAAAGACATAAGATTGAAGTGTTTCAAGAATTCTATGTAGAAGATAAAGATGCTATGGAAGAATTGATTAAATTATTTGCAGTTAATGCAAAGAAATTTAATTACAAATCTTTCTTTGGTACAGAGAAATCTACACCAGTTAAAGAAACAGTATAATAAATAATTGTGTTAGTTAAAGGGGAGTAATGACCGACTCCCCTTTTTTATTCATTAAACGGGGGAACAGCTTAACTGAACAAAATGTATGAAAACACATTGGGTAATGGACTATGAAACTCTTAGTAATTGTTTCATAGCAGTATTTGAAGATGTAAAATCTGAAGATACAGAGATCTTTGTAATACATGAATCCAGGAATGATATTGTTCCATTTCTAAGTTTCTTAATGAGAAACATAAATCATAATGAGTGGCATGTAAGTTTTAATGGTTTATCATTTGATAGCCAGATTACTGAACATTTTCTTAAAAATGGTCATGACTTACTTGACATGAGTGGTGATGAAATAGCTAGGTTTATTTATTCTAAAGCTCAAGGTATTATTCAAAGACAAAATGAAGGAGAGTTCTCAGAATTTAGTCCACGGGATCTTCAGATCAAACAGGTTGATGTATTTAAACTAAACCATTGGGATAATCCAGCCAAGAGAAGCTCATTAAAATGGATTCAGTATACTATGGATTGGAAGAATATAATTGACATGCCCATCCATCACAGTACTGAGATTGTAGCAGATCAGATTCCGGAAGTTATTAAATACTGTATTAATGATGTTAGGTCTACTAAACAAATCATGCAACTAAGTAAAAGTCAAATTGATTTAAGAGGTAGTTTAACTAATGAATATGGTATTGATTTATACTCTGCATCTGAGCCAAGGATATCAAAAGAGTTATTTTTATATTTCCTGAGTAAGGAAACTGGAATAAAAAAATATGATCTCAGACAACTCAGGACAAAACGTGATAAGATTGTTGTAGATGACATCATACTACCTTATATAGAATTTAAGACAGCTACATTTCAGAACCTGTTGAGAAAATTTAGAGAGGTTGTCATCTATCCAGGTGAAACTAAAGGCGGATTTAAATATTCTGTGCAGTATAAAGGAGTTAAAACTGACTATGGTCTTGGCGGTATTCATGGTGCCAGAAGCAGTAGAGTGTATAAATCTACTGATGATATGATTATCATGACCTCAGATGTTGTGAGTTTTTATCCAAACTTGGCTATTAGAAATAAATGGTCTCCTGCACATTTACCACAAGACGAATTTTGCAATCTGTATGAATGGTTTTTTGAAGAGAGAAAAAAGATACCTAAGAAGGATCCTAAGAATTATGTATATAAGATTATTCTTAATTCAACTTATGGACTCAGTAATGATGAGAATAGTTTTCTATATGATCCAGAGTTTACCATGAGGATTACTATTAATGGTCAGCTCAGTCTTACTATGTTATATGAAATGCTTGTTGAAGCTATACCAGGAGCAATACCACTAATGCAGAATACAGATGGTCTTGAGACTATGATCCCAAGAGAATATGTAAAGAAGTATATGGATATATGTGCAGAATGGGAAAGGATTACCAATTTACAATTAGAACATGATAAATATTCTAAACTTGTACTTGGTGATGTGAACAACTATATTGCTGTTACAGAAGATGGTAAATCAAAATGTAAAGGTAGGTTTGAATATGAAAACTTAGCTCTTCATAAAAATAAAAGCTTCCTGATTATTCCTAAAGCTCTGCATGCATACTTTGTAGATGGTGTAGAACCTGAAGAATTTATGAAACAAAATCAAAATATATTTGATTATTGTGGTGGTGTAAAGATAAAAGGTGATTGGACATTTTATGAACATGCAATTGTAAATGGTCAATTCCAAAAGAATGAATTACAACATACTATAAGATATTTTATATCTAAAACCGGTTGTAAGGTCATCAAAACAAATCTATTAGATGGTAGAGAAATACAAATAGAATCTGGTCAATGGATGCAGACTATTTTTATTGATCATGAGGAGAAGGATTTTAATGATTATAATATTAACCTAAGCTTCTATTTAGATAAGATAAAGAGAGAAATAGAAAGTTTAGAACCTAACAGAAATCAATTAAGTTTATTTTAATTATGCCAAAGAAAATACAAAACACAACAAAGGCGCACCTAGTTAGTGTGCCTTTACCAAACCATGGTGCTAGTTATACTGTAATTAGTCACCAATTTGTAATGGATTATGCATACCAAGCTCTTGCTGCTGCAGGCTTTGGAATTGTAGAAGAGGAGTACAGATGTACTGCTGATGGACAAATAGCTCAAGGTATCTATAGATTAAACTTCAATCATGATCCTGAGTTGTCTATGATGTTTGCATGGACAAACAGTTATAACAAACAAGTGAAATTTAAATGTGTAGTTGGTGCTTATATCAATCAGAGTGGGTCAGTAATGATCTCCGGGGATATAGGTAGCTGGGTTAGAAAGCATACTGGTACTGCAGATACTGAAGTAAAAGATACTGTAGATCAATATATTTCTAATGCACATATGTACTATAATCAGTTATGTGCTGATAAAGCTTCTATGGAAGGAGTAAGCTTGAACAAAAGAAGACAAGCACAACTTTTGGGTGTCCTGTTTGCAGAGTATGAAATTCTTACTACTGAACAAGCTAGTATGATTAGAGATCAAATGAAGAAACCACAACAAGTATTTGCTAATACAGATAGCTTGTGGGCATTCTATAACTTTGTAACTAACTCATTACAGCATTCACATCCTAAAACTTGGATGGAAGATCAGAGAATATTACATTACTTTATAGGGACTATATGTAATTTTGCACCAGCTACTGCTTCAGTTGTGCAAGTGCCTGATAATCAAGTGGTGCAAGAAGAGGTAGAAACAGAGTCGGTTTTGCACCAGTATGAAGAAGAAGTTGAAGATGTTGTTGAAGACACAGAAGTTTCATTTGATATAGATGCTGATGATGATGCTGTGTTAGGTTCAATACTAGTTCCAATAGAAAATCCGGGGTCTGTTGCAACTGTGGAAGATTATTTAGCTAGTAAAAATGAAGAGGAAATTAGTCCCAAAAATTCTTTGGACATTTTTCCCCAAGACGGTGAAGTAATTTATACTGATGCTGCAGGTAACACATTTGAGGCACCTATTGTTCCAGAACCAGATCCGGAAGATGATGAGGATGTTCCTCAAATGCCGGCACCTGAGCCTGAGAATGATGCTTTTGAATATGAAATCAGCACAGTAATAGAAGCAGATTTAAATGATTTATCACAAGAAGTAATACAAACTGAAGAAAAAGTGGATAACACAGACTTTGAATTAGATTTTATTACTGGTAATAGTGATGAAGAAGAAAAGGATGAAACTCCTGACTTCTTTTAAGATACCTTGCTTTAAGGGTGCAAGGTTTGATTAATTTATATGGGGGATGCAGAAATGTGTCCCCCTTTTTTTTTAAATTTACAACATGGAAAAACAATTAAAAGCAGTAGCTGAGTCAATAAATTTTTATATATTTGTTAAATGATTACCGGAATTTATACAATAAAATGTTTAATAAATAATAAATATTTAGTTGGACAAAGTGTTAATGTTTTAAATAGACTTTCTCAACATAAATATCATTTAAAAAATAATACTCATGATAATAGACATCTTCAAGCATCTTATAATAAATATGGAGCTGAGAATTTTGTGTTTAAAGTATTGAATGAGTGTGATGAAATTTATTTGTATTCTGAGGAAAACCATTGGTGTAATTTATTAAATTCTCATGATCACAAATTTGGTTATAATATTAAACCAACTAATCCTGATGGTCATTACAGACATTCTAAACAAACAAAAGAAAAAATATCTGAAAAACTTAAAGGTTATAAACATTCTGATGAATACAAAAAAAATTGTTCAATTAGAGCAAAAGGTCATAAAAAATCTGCAGAAACTTTAGCAAAATTAAGTATTGTAGCAACTGGAAAAAAGCATTCAGAAAATAGTAAAAAAAAGATGTCTGTTGCAAAAAAAGGAAAAAATTTAGTTTTTACTAAAGAAGGTAGAAATGCTGTTAATTTAGCTTTAAAAGAATGGTTAACTTTAGGTTTAAAAAATAAAAAAGTAATTAATGAGTTAACAGGTGAAATATATAATAGTGTTAGTGAGTGTATTGAAAAATTAAATATATCAACTAAGGCTTTTTATAGAAACATTAATGGAAAAGGAAAATTTAAAAATAAATATAAACTAAGGTATGTTAGAACAATTAAAAAAAGTAGCAGAATTTCATAGAGCCTTTAACCAAATAGATGGACAATGGCCACAGAATCTTGAGAAAGATGAATCAGTATTAAGACATAGACTTATGGCTGAAGAAAATGATGAATATCTTGATGCTTGTCACGCAAATTCATTAGTAGATATAGCAGATGCATTAGGTGATAAGTTATATATATTATGCGGAACTATACTTAAACATGGTATGCAGCATATTATAACAGACGTATTTAATGAAATACAAGAAAGTAATATGAGTAAACTAGGTGAAGATGGTAAACCTATTCTTAGGCAAGATGGTAAAATATTAAAAGGTCCTGGATACTTCAGACCTGACATCAGTAAATTTATTAAAGTAGATTAACATGCATCCAGTAGCATTCAGAAAAGCAATGATTGAAGCTTACTTAGCAGGAGCTGAAGCCATGGCAAGTGGTGACATTGATATTCCTAGTAAAAAAGAAGCCAAAGCATGGTTTGATAATGACTATGGTTTAACTGTTACAACAGAAGAATGTGACTGTTGTGAAGAAGATGATGATGAATGAAATGGTATGTTATTGAAAATCCACATTGGAAAAAACCTAGTGGAATACCTGTAATAAAAAGAGGTTGGGGAAATGGCTATGTAGCTATTCCTCCTAGTCATCCAGCATATAAAATGGAGGATTATGATACCTTAATATTTGATTTAAAAGTACATGGTGGTATAACTTATTCTGATTTTGGAAATGGTGATGCAGCACCAAAACATTGGTGGGTATTTGGATTTGATACTGCTCACTTTGGAGATACTATAGAAAAGTGGCCAAAAGAAGCTGTAGAAGATGAAACAAAAAGATTATTCTGTCAATTACTTGACATAGAACTGGGGGAGCTGTAAAAGGCTCCCCTTTTTTTTTCTACCTTCCCTGAGCCCTATAAGCTTTTTTATAATGCTTAGAGGTTTTCATTTTAGAGTTCTTGGTTTTTGCATGCACACCCGGTCTAGCTTTCCTTACTTTTACATATGCTTTAACTGATGTAGTTGATACTTTTGCCATTGTTTACTAGTTTAGATTTTCAAATGCTTCATTCTTTTTAATAGCCCATATAGGAGATACGTTTTTACCTTTGACTCCAAATATACCAAATAAATGATTCCAAAGTTTATAATGGTATTCACCATTTGCATCTTTTTGTTGCCAAGGATATGGTCCAACATCCGATTTATATAGACCTTTTTCATTTCCAGTCATCATATACCATAAGTCCATCATAACTTTAGAATATAAATCTAATGTAGGTCCTGTAACTATAGTGGTACTATTTGTAAATTCTAACCATTCATCTAATCCAATACCAGGTACAGGTATAAATGATTCATTCTCTCTTTTAACCATGATAAGCTGGTATAATGCATGGTTAGCCAACCATCCAAATCTACCATACTCATCTTCTCTTTTTTGCATTTTTTCAAATCTATCTTCATCACCTTTATCATACCCAAAGATCATAGTTACGGCAAGAGCAAGTAATGCAAGATAAAGACCTTCAGCAGCGACTTTTCTTAAAGCTGCTTTTTCATCTTTAGTCATTATCTGCCAATACTTAGTACCTTGTCTAACAGTATTATACATTGATTGAAATGCTCTAATGTAATAACCTTTTGTAGTTGTACCCATATCCCAATCATAGACTTCTCCACCAAAATTATCTTTAGATGTGTCAAACTGGAATCTGTTTAAGAACATTGATGTAGCATACTTTCTATAGAATGTAAAGAGTCTATAAGCAAGATATTTACCAGCCTGTGGTGAATCTTGTTCAGACATTAAACCATTTAAGTTTTTACCAACACCTTGTATTTTAAGTTTAAAATCATTAAACATTTTAGATTTAGAAATCACAAGTGTTTGACCTTCAGTTAATGTATCTGTTGCTAATTTGTTTTTAGCTTTAAGTTCTTCAGCAGTCATGTAGTATTTTTTAGCAATAGACTCTAATGTGTCTCCTGCTTGTACATCATAACTAATAGGACTTGTGCCCCATTCAGGATTGATACCTTCTTTAAGAACCATTTGATTATCTGCATTTAATTCAAATGCATCAACATATTTAATCTTTTTAACTGATCCATCTTTTTGTATCTGTTCAATTTCTTTATGATACATCATACCATAAAACAATTGTAACCCAGACTCAACCTCCATAAGTTTTCTTGAGTCATACATCCAAGTACCATCTAAGAAATCTTTTATAAATGTTCTAGAACTTGATTTACCAAAGTCTGATTTAGTTTTACCTGTGATAGGATCAAATCTTTCCATCATTTGTAAGTCTAGACTCTTTGGTCCTTTAGAGTATATACCTTTTGAAGTTAATTCAATTGTTGCTTTATACGCTCTTATCCTACCTTGTGCTGCAGATACAGCATTTAGATATTGACCTCCGGCAGTTTCAATCATTTTCTGGAAAGTCATACCAAGTTTATTCTTTAGTGCAGAAGTAACATCTAATGCAATGAATGATCTACTAGCTGCTCCCATTAAGTTGTTTGCAAGCTTTGTAACCCATACATTTTCATTTTGGAACTGAGAACTACCTTGACCATAGAACAACCTGTCTATATAATAACTATAGGCATCTGCTCTTTGATTTTCTCTTCTGAATTTATTACGACCTTTAGGAATAAATACTTGTTTACCTCTAGCTTTTGAAGCTTGTCTGCTTACCTTGTTAGTTTCTTTGATGGCATTATCCGGATCATTAAGAATATTTTTAAGGGCTTTAGCTACTGGTTCTTCTTCAATAAGAACTTGTTGTTCGTTAAGTGAATGCAAGTAAGTTGCAGTAGAAGTTAATACATCTTGAGAAACTTCATTTGCTTTAATTCTATACAAACCTCTTACAGGAATCTCAGTTATAACTTCTCCTTGTAAATCAGTTTCTATTAATAAATTATCTGTATCAAAGTTGAATTTATGTTCAGCATCTTCTGCATCTTTTTTAAATAATGCTAGAGCTCCACCTTTTATACCTTCAAGTTTACTTCCAAAATCTGCTTTGGCCTGACCAGACTGAATATATTCCAGATTAGATTTTTTTCTAAATCTTGGCATATCCAAATATAATTTAGATTCACTAGGTTTGTCTTCTTGTATTTTTAAGTATTGTTTTTTATAAGCTCA